TCTTCACGTAAACATTAGTTTCAATGTTTTCCGGTGTGTTCTCAAAGACAATACCACGCGCTTCTAGACCCTTGGACGCGGCATAGAGGTTCTTGCCGTTGATCGCTAGGTTAGGATTGGTGACTTCTTCAACGTCAGAGAACACAGCAAAAGACGTGCCATGAATCTTGGACGTGATAGAAACAATCATGTCTTCGTTCAGAAGAGGAACGGTGCGCTTGACCCAAACACCACCGGTCATGCCTTCAGGCGCGGGACGGGCTTCGTCCGCAATACCCTTGCCGTCCCATTCAGTAACAGGAATGTACTGCCATTCAGACTTGCGCGCGTTGCGCTCGTTTTCCACGTCAAACTTCATGGTGCTATTGTTGCGCTCACCAACACACTTACCGGCGAAGTGCGCGGGAACTTCAACTTCGTACTTCTTAATGCCTAAGAATTCGGCTACATCGTCGCCTTCAGCCACGTCTAGGGCTTCGCCCTTGTGGTTCAGAATGAAATGTTGACCGGCGTAATCCGGGTGTTCTTTTGGGTATACGGGAAGAAGAACGCCAGTAGAGAAGATGCCGCGTAGGCGCTTGCTCTTGACGCGATTTCCGCGCGAACCATTGAAAATGCCTTTGTGCTTGGTGTCGTCCCAAAAGCCAAAGAACTTTAGCGCTTCGTCACAAATAACGGCGTCTTCGGGGATGTAAACAACTAGATCGCCAGCGTTGTAACGCCAAGAACCATCGTCGTGCTTGTTGCTGATTGCAGTGTAACCAAGAACGGTGTTGAGGGTTAAGCGGTCTGCGTCGGGGTGATTGACGACTTCTAGCACTGGTAATACTTGAACGGCAAAGCTAGCCATGTTTCGTTTCTTTCTCAGTTAACAATCAATGAAGTTTTCGAATACTGCGGTTGCTTGTTTGATTCGTGCTTCCCATAGCTGATATTCTTTACCTACAGGAAACATGTTGCCGATACCAACACCGGTCTTGTAAGGATCAACTCCGTCCGCCTTGCAAAGCACAACGGCGATTTGACGGATAATGTCCGAATTGTCAATATCCATTATTCGCGTTCATTCGCAAGAAGCGGCTGTGCGGCTTCCACCAGACCAGCGGCTACCAGTTCGCGACCGTCAGCGTAACCGGGTTCGTAGGTCTGCACTTCAACCATTGACATTGGAGGAAGGTCGGCACCAGCGGCAAGCTGTGCAAGGTGTTCGCCAGCGGCTTGTTTGGTCGGGAAAGTCACAGCGTGCGTCTGACCAACGCTGTCCACAAGTGACCAGAAACCAAAGCCCCAAAAGGCACCAACGTAAACGCCTAGTTCTTCTGCGTGTAAGACATAACCTGTGTGCATTTTTTTATTTCATCTTTCTAAGTTTGTCAAGAATAATTTCGAGTTCTTCCACCGCGCTTGAAGTCATTTCGTCGCCATTCAGTTTTAGGTGCGACCGAATGGTTTCTTCGCACTCGTTAATGATTTCTTGACGAATGAGTTTCGCGTTGGTTGTCAGCGCATGGAACATATGTGGATCGTTGATAGGATCAAGGATTACGCACGCGTGTTGCGCTAGCACCCTCGCCACATTCATAACGCGCGGGTCAATCTCAGGATATAAGCTGTTCATGATCTTACCACGTCTTCAGGGTACAACACACGTTCTGCGTTTTCAATTGCTGTATAATCTTCTTTGGAGCAATGTTCTGGTAAGGCGCGCGTAAAAAGAATTAGTCTATCAAGACACTCAACAAGCGCCCATCGCAAATCATTGTTGGTTTGTTGTGTCATTTTACCACAACTTCCGGGTACTTGGCAAGAAGAGATTGCAGAAGTTCAATTTCCTTCCGCTTCGTTTCTTCTTCCTCGCGCTTGCGGGCGTCTTCCGCCGCCTTGGCATCGGCGCGCTTCTTCTCGTACATACCGATAGCCCGCGCAATGGCGCTCTTGTACTTCGTGGGGTCTTCAACCCCACGAAGATGAAAGACTTTGTTGATTACAAGCTGATCTTTGTAATCAAACCCATACTTGCCGTTGTCACAGCGCTCATTGATTTTCTCATAGAAGCGCTGTCGAATGCGGTCTTCTAGATTGTGTGGCTCGCATTCAATGATGCCTTGCCACCCATCATCATAGACACCTTCATGGTAATCCACAACGTAAGAAAGGTCAACATAATATTTCGAAATCATTGTTCGTTGCTCGCTGCAACGAGGGAAGCCGCTAGAACCATAAGGGACATAACAAAGCCCCAAAAACGTTGTCCATCACCAAGATCGCTGGCAAAGACCGCAAAGCAACCAGTACCAACAGAAAGTAACGCAAGAAAATACAGTGCTAGTTTCATGCGCGCACCTTGGGACCAAGACCACGCGGCATTACCACCGTCGCGGACGCAAACCAAGCGTCGTCACAGAAAGGCGCGGCGTCAGGGTCTTCGTCAATTCCGCGCTGAATGTCTTCGTCCGTGAGTGCGTCAAATCGCGACCAATCCACCCCAACAGCGGCGGTCGGAATGTCTGCGGGAATTACCGGGATTTCAAATTCACCTAATGTGCGGTTCATCGTCTCGTGTCCGTTCGTTTGGATTGGTCGTAATCTATCACATAAGATTTGGAATGTCGTGCCCTTGTTGTGCATAACAGCTATGCACAATATCATCTAGCCTGTGTGGAAAGCTATCGTCGCTCATTTGTGCGTAAAAGCGAGTCAGATACAGAGGTTCCGCTTCTGTCATATACGCGAAAACGTCAGCAAGAGTGATGTCGTTTTCAACAACGCGTAAGGTGTCGTTAAGATACAGCGCTGCTTTGGTGGGCGTGTTGATAATGACGAAATGTTGTGACATGGTGTTCAGTCCTTTAGCGTGCCTTGTGCGCGCGAGTATTCCATTAGGTTCTTGACCTTACGGGCTTTTTCTTCTACGGAGTCAGGGTCTAGAATGTCTTCGTTCGCATTAATGCTTGTCAGAAGCATAAGAAGGACCGTCACTAGATCATTGTATTCGTAGATGATCCGTTCAAGGTTGTTGTACGGCTGTCCCGGTTGGGTTTCGAACAACCCAAACCGGAGCGCCTTGGTGCATCGCTGAGAGACTTCGTTGCACTCTTCAGCGATGCACGTTAACAGATATTCAGTCTCGTTCATTCTTACCACATTTTTCGTAGAACTTCAAGCGAAGTATTTTTGGAAGTCTCAAACATTTCCTTGCTTTCCTTGAAGAAAACAAGTTCGGAATCAGGGATGATTTCAATGTACTCTTCTGTCAGCGGTGCGCGAACCACAATAGCACCGCCGCGTTCCAGCGAGTGCAGAACTTTAAACGGCATGGCTTCAGCACGGTACGAAGCTTGAAACCACCGTTTTGTGTTCCACGCGCTTTGTTCCATAATGGTTTTCGGTGCGACTTCGGCACCAGTATTTTCGGCAATCGGTCGCACGAAAAACACTTTCAAGAAACCAAGGGCGTCCGCAACTAGGGCGGCGCGATGATACGCACCATCAACAATACCGGTCGGGGAATTGTCCAGACCGTACAGTGAAAGATACAGTGCGTTTTTGACGGCATCGGCGTCAATGGGAAGCGTGGCGCTACCTAGGGCACCCGGCGCATTGGTGTAAATTACGCTTGAACCGGTGTTCAACGAAAACCCATTGAACGCAACGATGAACGGAGCGTTGTTCAGGTTCTCCGCGACTTCTTCGTAAAATTCATCCGGGCGCGCGAGGGTCAGAAGACCGGTTGGCGCAATCAGTTCTTCGGCGGTAATGTTGCCGGTCCAAACCTTCATGAGATAGTTTGAAAAGTTCGGAACAAGCGTTGGTGAACCGTCAAGAAGGGTTGACAAATCGGTGCCTTTCAGAAACTCCGAAAGGACGTAGATTTGACCGGAAGTCGCCGTGACCATATCCGGTAGCGCCGCACCAGTTTCTTCGGTGTGTTGCCTCAGTGCAGCGAGAAACCCCGCACCGTGGTTGTTGGCGCCCGCTAATCCCGCTAAGGCTACAAATCGGTTTGTCAAGACTTTTTCGCTCTCTTCTTACGCGTCTTCTTCGGCGGTTCCGTTGGTGGGTTTGCCAGTTGTGAGTATGCGCTTGGTGTCAAGTCTCTGTGTTCGGCACACGGAAAATAGTTGAACCAAGTATCAACAAACACGCTATCTTTGCCACAGAAACAGCGTGGCGTTGTATCAGTATTCGTAGTATTCACTGTGTTTTCTTTTCCAGTTGCGGGCGTGGTCTGCTAGTTCGCCTTGGTTGTCACACACGAACAGGTCTGCCCAAACGGCAAAGCGGTCGTCAGCGTTCACCCATGACTTGTCGGGTTCTTGCATTTCCACCTTGACAAATTCGGATTCATCACTGCACGGTGGGTCACAGTCGCCCGTCACATAGTTGAAATAGCCGCTGTGTCCGTAGAAGAAATTGTAGTGGATACGAAGTTCTACGGAAGCAACGACTGTGCCGTCTTCCTCTGTTTCTTCGTATGTTGTGTAATAGACATAACGTTCGCTCATTTCGTCACCTGTCCCCTGATCTTATCGCCAGTGCTGTAAAGCCGCGCGCCTTCGCCGCTCACTTGGCGAATACACACGGTCCCATCGTCGCGAACCAGTTTCACGTAATTGTAGGTCACGCCCTTGAAACCGGGACGGCTTTCCATGTCCGCAACCGTGCCAATTTGATCGGGACCGGGACAGTTGGCGTTGGCTTCGTCGTTGCACGCGGAAAGGATTAGCGCTACCGCAACAAGAAGGAGAACAACTAACGCTGTGAAATGACGCTTATCCATTGTTCCACCGTCCAATCTTATAAAAGTAGTCCGCTTGACGCTGTGCGCGTTCCTTTGACAGACGGCGTAGGAAATACAGGTTGCGAAGCACATCGGCGTTCTGTGCCATTGCGCGCGTCAGTCCCGCCTTTTCGCTGTCGGTGGTCGCGGGGTCACACAGGCGCTTCTTGATACTGCGGTTTTCCGATTCCCGCACGTTGACTTCGATCTTCCAGAACTTCACCCACTGAGCGTAGGTTTCTTTGGCGCGGAAGTTCAGATAAAGGAATTCTGGAAATTCCCACTTGACAAACGGGTTCTTTTCAGATAGCCGCTTTGCCTGTCGTAGCTTGCCTTCCACATTGCGCGGTAGGTTTACATAAGCGAGAATGCCGTTATAGATTGGACTTGTTGTCATTCTTCGATTTCCTGTGAAAGTGCTGCAAACTGTTTGTTGAATTCGTCGGGGAACGTGTCCGCCGCTCTTGCTTTGCGTTCTAGCACAACGAACGAAGCAAAACAACTCTTTTTGTTGAGTTCCCGTGCGCAAACATAAAGTTCACCGTTCGCGCCAATCAACCTGTCAAAACAGTATGACATCCACAGGTTAGGCGCGGCGGTCGGTCGAACAATCCGCATGGTGCCAACCGGATCGTCGGCGCCCGTTGCCCACAGATACGCAAGTCCAGCGGCGGTAGAGCGAGACACGCCAGCGGCACAGTGAATTAGCACTGTGCTGTCTTCAGTAAAAGTGCGGCACCAAGAAAGAATGTCTTGACAATCCTTCACGGTTGGTGCGCGCCATTGCTTCGGGTCTTCGTAGTCTTCAAAGACCTTGCAATAGACGTTGATGCCGGGGTGTGGCGCGAAGCTGAAGGGCGAACGGCGGTCGTTGATCGAAAGAACGTCCGTTACACCGTTGCGCTTCGCTGTCTTGACCGCTTGGTTTTCACCAGTAATGAATAGCATTTTAGTTGATACCCCACCAATTCTTTTGTCTTCGTATAAACCACACAGTGAACGCGATTACAACAATGTCAAGACAAAAGAACATATATGCGGTGGACATGTCATTCTGTCCAAGGAAGATGCCACCCGCACCTGAGAAGGCAGCGATGAAACCATACGCGATAGGTTCGATTTTCATTTAATATTCGTTCTTTTCCGCAATGCGCTGTCGCTTGCGTTCTTCCCACTCTTCTAGGTGCGCTTCGTCTTCGTCGGTCCATTCACGATCATCGTTTTCGTAATCGTAAATGAAATCGTCGTCGTACGTTTCTTCGTCTTCGGCTAGAAGATTTTCAATGTCTTGGTCACAGTCGTCAAAGAATGGATCAAGTTCGTTGTAGGGTGTCTGTGTTGGGCTGGCGAGCATTGCTGCTTTCCCTCAGAGTTGATAGTTGTTCTTGACAGCGTACGCAATAGCGTCTTCGCGAGAGTCGAACCATTTCGTCGGTAGACAGAACAGAAACGCACGCCGCATCCGTTCCGCGTCAACGACAGTCCCACCACGTTCGTCCTGAAGAAACCATTTGTCTCCGTCCTGAACCGGCGTGACTTTGCATTTCTGGCGGCGCTTCGGCATCATAACAACTCCCGTCTCACTGTCTAGCAACACTTTACGCGCACGGGCGCGTCGGCGCAAGAGGAATTTTTAGATTCGATACAGACCAATGCAACCGGGATTTTCCCACTGGATTTCCAGACCGTTCGCTTTCGCGTATTCTTCAATCTTCGGGTTCACCCACGGATAACCACCGCGACACTCACCGTAGTAGTCAATGGAGTCGTCACCGTTTTCGTTGGAGACGCACACCAAGGCGCTGTACCCGGTCCCGGCAGAAGGCACGAAGACGTAGTTGAAACCAAGCTTCGTGAGGTCGTTCACAATCGTCTGAGCGCGTTTCATTGGTCTTCTCCGTTCGTCTGTCTGAACACACTATGCCGGTTCTTAGACGCGATGTCGATACCTAAAAACGCATAGCTGTTATGCGTTTCCTTCTTTGGTCTTCTGTTGCTCTATCCACGCGGACCAACCGCTAGACTTCGCGGACCACTTGCAACAGCACGATCCGCTCCAATAAAACGGCGCGAGCGGTCCCGTGGTGATTTGAAATTCACCGTGGTCCGCTCCGGTGTAGACGTAACCCCACGCGCCCTTGCGACCTTCGGCGGTCGTCATGGGCTTCACTTCCTTCATTACCTCGTTATAGAGGATACGGCAGAAATCATGTTCACCCATGACACACGCTCCTTGTGTTAGATTGACTTGAAGGCGGTTTCGATCATCTTCAGTTCGGCGGGCGTCTCGCGCTCATCCATCCACGCGGCAACGGTGCTTACCGCTTCTCCACGAGAAAGGTCGAACTTATCCATGATCTCTTTCACCAGCTTCGGAACCTCGTTGGGGTCTGTCAGTGTCATGGTCCGTGTTCCTTCGTTTCTCTGTCTGTAAGAAATATGGCACGACATTCTTACGATGTCACTCTCTAAAAACGCATAGCTGCTATGCGGCGTCTAGCCATGCTTTGTCGTGGTCGTACCGCGTGTCGTACACAGCGGCTTCGATTTCCACGTCGCCAACCTCAAACCCTTGACGAAGCAACCCATCGCGAATGTCTTCTACTTTGTCTTCGAAGACCCAAAATGGCGTGTCAAAGGCGCGGAGCGTCAGCATGTAAACACCGGGCTTGTTGGTGTTGTGGCTGATATAACCGTTATTGTCTATTGCAATGGGCACCAAAAATTCACGGAAGCTTTCCGTGTCGTAACAGGTCACTTCTAAGTGAGACTCAAGGTATTCTTTTTCCATCGGATTCCACGGCACCGTTTCGATTTTCTTGCGAAGGACCGTGTAGCCCCATGACGCAAGTTTATCCGCAATGTCCGCGCAAGCTTCGGTCGCACCTTCAAAGGCAAGCTTGTGTTTGCTAGAAGTCATGTAGTCTTCCATGACAACCGCGCCAGAACGCGATAACAGGCTAAGACGGAGCGGCTTAACACCAAGCAGCATACAATCCGTGCGGAAGTTTTCGTAATCTGACGGCGGCGCAACGGTCACATGAATTTCGAAGAAGGCAGTCGGGGTTGTCATTGGCTTTTCTCACAATCTTCTAGAAATGAATGAAGCGGATACACAATCACCGGAATTTGTCCGTTGACCGGTTCGGGTTGAGGTATCAGAACAGCATACACTAGTGTCTCAGTTCCGCCAACAATTTTCACTTGTCGGGATACGGAAGAGTCGAACCAAACAGAACCATTTTCGATTCCGCACGGCAGCATTTCACCGGGAGGAACCGATTGTTTCCGTTTCCACGGCATTCTGAAGGTAAATCCCAAATTCCACATATCTTTCAATACCTTAGCTGAAAAATATTAAAATAAACGGAGGGTTGCGGCGTTGGGAGGCACAATCCCTGCTTTCCGTCAAGGTTTTTGTAATTAAATTTTCTATACTTGTCTATACAGTACATGCGAAGAACCCGCTAAGAAGACTGACAGGACAAGCCCACCAGACAAGCTTAACGGGTTCTTCGGCGTGCCTAGTAAAGACCAAGCATAAAAACTTTTTACTTGACGTTACTTAAACAGCCGTTTTTGCTAGCTGTTTCTTGAAGCTGCCAACCGGAGTGGACAGGAAGAAGGCGGGAACGTGGTCGCCAAAGCCCACCACTTCCTCTTCATCGTCGTCGGCGGCGCATTCGCGGTCGCGTGCAAGGGCGTCTTCTAGTTCGCGGTTGTAAGCCGCTTTGGCGTCCACAAAGGTTTGGAACCGCTGAATCCAACCACGGGCTTCTAGAACCCATAGGTTTAGATTTGAGTCAAAGCTTAGACCTAGTGTGTCTTGAAATGTGTTGTTCATTGTTCGCTTACTCTTCATCATCTTCAAAGTTGAAACCAGAATAATTCTTCTCTTTGGCGACGGTCGTCTTGACCGCTTCGTCGTCAACGTTCAAGTTCTTCTGTGCCGCTTGTTCCAGATTATACATCTTCATCTTGGAACGGTCAAACCCTACCATAAACCGCCGATAAACGTCTTTTCCGCCGTAACGATTTTTTAGCTGTTTGACAAGGATTTCTTTACGGGCTTCCATTTCTTCATCGGTGATAAGCACCACCATGAAGTCAGCGGTTGAACTCAGACCAAACGACTCCGCAACTTCGCCTAGGTCGGGGTCGGTGTTCTTGATACCGCCACGGTTCATCTGCGCAGCGGACCAACCAACGGCGTTGTACTCCACCATAAGCCCACGGATTTCTTCCGCAATGCTCTTGACAATCGTGTAGCTGTTGCCGTCACGCACGCGCGAAGACGTACAAATGCTCAGATAGTCAATGATGATAACCTTCGGAATGAAATTCTTTTTCTGCTTTAGTTCATTCAGAAGTGCGCGGAAGTGGTTTACGTTGGCGGTCGCGGTTGGGTACTCTTTGATTTGCAGATTGCCGGTGTACTTCTTGCGAAGCATTTCTACCTTTTTAAGATAGGCTTCTTCGGGAAGCTTCTGCATTAGGCTTAGTTCTAGATCAAACAGGTTCGCGTCAATGCGGGCGGCAATCTTCTCTTCCGCCATTTCCAGTGTGATGTATAGAACGTCTAGCCCATCGCGGAGATACGCGGCGGCAAGGTGACACAGCGCCAGAGACTTACCGGTGTTGGTGCCACCAAGGATTAGGTTAAGCGTCTTCTCTTCAACACCACCATCGGTAATGGTGTTCATTAGATCAATGTCGAACGGATATTTCTTGGTCTTCTTTGTGTATAGTTCGTATCGAAGCTTGGATTCTGAGAAGTAGTCGTGCCCAATCTTCGTGTCGAAACTGACGCCAAGCGCTTCGTTCAGGATATCAGGAATGGCGGTTGTCTGTAGCTTGCTCTTTTTGTCTTCGGCAATCTCAATTGACTTGACAAGTGCGTTATACAGTGCGCGCTCTTTGCAGAACTCTTCCGTTGTCTTAATCAGCCATTCGGGGTTCTGTGTGGTGATTTCCAGCGAGCCAATGTCTTCTTTGATAAAAGACTTTACGCTCTTGTAAACGTCTTCAGGAAGCTTTTTCTTGTCAAGGTCAATCAACATCACTTCTTTGGTGGGAAGCTTGTTGTACGTGTTGAAGACGCCTGAAATCAGGTCAAAGGTATGGCGATGTTCCGGTGCTTCGAAGTATTCAGGCTTAATGAAAGGGAGAACTTTTCGAGTGTAGTCTTCTTTTTCTACGAGACTTTGTAAGATTAGTGCTGGTAAATCTGTCAAGATGCTTCCTTTAAGAGTTGCAAGAGAGTGAGAGCGGGCACAAAAGCCCGCTCTTTTTCTGTGATGTGTGGAATATCAGACGATTATAAACTTATTCATCGTCGGCGTCAAGGTCTTCTTGCGAAGTTCCTGAAGCCACTTCTTCCACGCTATCCGGTGACGAAGGAAGTAGGTATTTACCCGTCACAAACTCTTGGAAACGCTTGTTGTTCAGAAGCTTCGCAAAGATAACGTCTAGGTCTTTTTCGCGATAGCTTTTGGTTTCGATTACAACACCGTCTTCGTCTACTTCCTGATACCAGCCGTTCTTAGGCTTGACGATGAATTGACCTTCCATCGCCCAATCAAGGAAACCAGAATACTTGTAGACACCACCGTCAAAGGTCGCGTTCATTTCGAACTTGGACTTTTCGCGAATGGTGCGCGACTTCTCAGCCGTCAGCGTGAAGTTGTAACCGACTAGTTCGGTGCCAACTTTTTCTTGACTGCGGGACGTGAACAGTACGGTGTTGGCGCTCAGAAGCGGACCTTGACCACCCGACATGATACGCTTCGCGTACATTTCAAGCGTGTCGTAGGTGTGGTTGATCGCAACCATCGGAATGTTCTTCAGAGTCAGCTTCGGCGTAATAATGCGGAAGAGGCTCTTTAGAACCTTGGCGCGCGTCATGTCCTGTGCGCTGTTTTCCTTTAGCGCGTCTTCGACTTCTTTCTTAGACGCGAGGTTGCCGATAGAGTCAATATAGATAAAGACCTTATCGCCACGCGCGATGTCTTCTAGACGCTTGATAATGTCGAACTTCAGTTCTTCAAGATCGGTGATTGGAATGTGTAGAACGCGGTCGGTGTCAATACCAGCTTGGCGGAAATACTCAGGCAGCGAACCGAATTCTGAATCGTAGAACAGACAGATTGCTTCGGGATACTTGTCAAGATAAGCCTTCAGGATCATCATTGACGTGTTTGACTTGAAGGTGCGCGACGGTCCAGCAATGAGCGTTAGACCGGGATTGATGCCACCGTTCAGCGCGCCAGAAAGGGCTACGTTCAGCGCTGGAATGGAAGTCGAAACGGTGTCGCGGGCTTGGAAGAAGTCTGACTTCGTTAGGACGGTCGCTTTGATCGCGCCGCTTTTCTTCATCTTGTCTAAGAGAGATTGTGCTGTCATGCTGTTTTTAGATTCCTAGGATTGATTTGTACTTGTTTAGACGGTGTTCGGATGTTTTTGGACTGTGTACTAAGCGCTTGTTGATGATGCCGTCAATGGTGCTGTCCGATACGTAAAGAACGCCATTGTAATAGAAACTCTTACAAATGTCAATGTCAAAATGTTCTAGTGCGTCTTGAATGTTTGCGATTGACGGCATGACTTCGGGCTTGACAAGCTGGATTTTGTCAATTCGCACAAAATCACTCTCAATCGGCTTTTTGAGATTGTGTGTGACGGCAAAATTCTTGCTTGACTTTCCGTCAAACTCCAACGTCTTCTTGTGACTAGACTGTTGCGCTTGGGAGAAACACCAAGGCGCTTGGTATAAGTCTAGGTCAGCAAATGATTTGCTTACAGCCGAATATGCCGTTTCGTTAGTAATAACGCGGTAGTTCCCAACAAGAGTGCGAACGAGCGCGCCACCAGCAACATAGTATTCTTCGCGATACGCGGCTGTGCGGACGGGAGCGGGCACTTCTATGTTGATAGACACTTCTTCCATAAGCTTTCGGAGTGCTTCTTTGGTGCGTGTCGCGGCTAACCCAAACGCCCGTTCTTTCAGGTTGTTCTTGTCTAGTATGTCTGTTAGGTTTTTCATGATTTTGAAGCAATATCAATTACGTTCAACACGGCACCATCAAACAGCTTTTGATTAATGACCAACGTAGGCAGAGGCGCGCGGTTTAGTTCGATCCCCACCAACTCACCGAAAAGCTTCTGTGCGTTTGCGGTGTGCAGCGCGACGATAGCGGCATGTTCTAGGTTGGAACCGGCAATCTTCGTGTGGCGGTCGATATGTTGCGCAAGCTTACCAACGGCGAACGCGTGTGGGAACGCTAGCTTGATTTTTATAACAGACTTAGGAGAAAAAGGAAGCTTGCTTTCAACCGCGAACTTAGCAACTAGGTTCTTGAGAAATTCCCCGTGACCAGACACGGCGCACGTCTTGTCAAGACCGGATACACCCATCACCTTTAGGGCTTCGCGCTTGAAATCCGGCAACCGGTCTTGAAAGTCTTTCAGTGTCGGCAAGATTGCTTCTCCATAAACGGGTGTCTCTCTGATCTAAGAGACACCCTATCATGGTCAGAACCACGCGTCAAGCGTTGATTTTGGTTCTACGTCCCAATTAATTTCGTGACACAGCGAAATGAACGGAGACAGAAACGCCTTCTCAAACTGTAGCTTGCGGTCAATCTGAGAAGCAATGCCAAACTCTTCTGGAATCTTCCCAACGAAGCCAATGACGTTTGACTTCATCCGGTTCGGCTCTTTCAGATAGACGAACTTGATCTTCGATCCGTTGCGGATTTCTTCTTCGTTTGTCAGACCAAGTTCTTTGATCTTCGCGTTGTAGAGTAGTGCAGCGCGGACGTGGATAGGAACGCCCTTGTCGCCAAGGCGGTATTCCTTAATGTTGTTGACACCACGCGGGAACGCCATTTTCTCAGGCTCTAGCGTGTTCATCCATTCGTCGCGGGTCTTGGCAATGAACGCTTGGAAGTTCTCTTCCGTGTCCGTCAGCATAAGCCGTAGACCTTCTTTGATCTTCTTGCGGCACCATTCCGGGGTAGACGAACGGACGCACTCAATACCGGTGACTTTGATGTCCGGTTCGGCGTAGCGCACGCCTTCGTTGTCAAGCACGGAAAGCACATACATTTTCTTTCCGCGCCAAATGCCACGTTCAGCGATTGCTTCGCGCTTGAAGTTCAGACGGTTGTCGCGCCAGTTCATGTAGTCAGCGAGCGCGGCGCACGCGTCGTTGATGGTCGGGTCGATTTCCTTCTGAATGAACTTGTCAAGGAAATTCACCTTCTTTTCCTTGGACACGCCTTCAGGCAGCATGTCAACAACATTCTTCAGCGCGAGGTACGCGGAGTCAGTGTCGTTGTAAATGTTGTACCGGGCTTCTTTGCCAGTGAACTTGGTTAGCTTGGCAGTCGCCGCGTTACCAGCGGTTCGCACGGAACACTGACCATTAAGCGTGATAGTCTCTGCAATACGAACGTCAAAGAACAGGAAGTTACCTTGTCCGATGCACCCGTAAATGGAGTTTGCCAGAACTTTAAGAACCTTCTGTTTGTTCTCAAGCGACTTGGCAAGCTTGTCTTTCTTGGACAGTAGGTCATTCAGTTCGGCGTCGGGAAGTGTGGCGTATGCCGGGTCAAGACCTTCCTCGCCACGGTGCGCAAGAACTTTTTTGATCTTCTCAATTTCGTTCTTGACTTTCTTCATTTCCTTCTTGGCGACATCGCGACCGTCAAGGAATTCCTTACAGATAACCGATAGGAAGCCTTCGCGCGACCGGTCGTACAGCGCGCCGTTGGCGCCAAGCGAATAATTGTACTTCTTCAACAGCGAAAGATCAAGTTCGCCTTTTAGGATAGCGTCAACACTAACCCTTGACACTAGGTCTTCAAGTTCGCGCGGCACGTTGTTGATAATGGTATCAGGACCGGCGTTCGCGCTGATTAGCATGTTCGGATACAGCGAAGCCGCGTCAACCGACACGCACCAGTCATGCGCGCCTAGGTCGGGGTCCGACACGTACGCGCCTTCGTACTTGGTTTCCTTTTCCGCGTGGTTCTTCGCGTACGGGAAGAAAATCTTTTGTGCTTTTAGATACTGTCCAATGTATGTTTCGAAATACCGGACGGGACCATAGACCAGCGGATAGCTTTCGACTTTACCAGCGTACGCAACACCCACCACGAGCGGGATGAATTGCATCTTCTGTTCGATTTTGATTACTAGTTCAACGTCGCGAATGTTATACAGAACGTACTTGCGATAGTCCTTATAGTACATTTCGTCAAGGTTGGAGTAACCAGAAGTCTCCACCTTGCCTTCGTTCTCACCAAGCGTGATACGAGCGATGTAGTCTAGCTTCCAACTCTCTTGGTTTGAGAACGTATACTTCTTGTATAGTTCTAGAATGTCCATAGAAGCAATGCCGATGATTTCGTATGCTTCGTACTGTTTGCCTTGTAGAGAGAAGTTGCGCAGCTTGACCATTCCCCACGGCGAAAGCTTCTTGGCTTGATCTTCGCCTAGTACCTTGGTAATGCGCGAGACAATGTAAATGATATCGTACATTTGGCTGTTGTAGCCGCTGACGATATCAGGATAGTTTGTGACCCAAAACGCCAGCATCGCCACGAGCATGTGACGTTCGTTGTCGCACTTATGATAGACAACGTTGTTCGGCAGATTGTCAAGGTCTTCTTTGTAGCCGAAGACGTGATATAAGCCGGTCTGTGAATCGTGTATGGTGACAAGCGTCAGCGGTTGCGCTGCTGCCATTGGATCAATGCCGGTGTCACCAATCAAGTTTTCAATGTCAAGCGTAAAGATGCGCAGCATTGAAAATTCATACGGAACGTCGCCTTTCCACACGTCACTAATGTAGTTGTGCGAATGCGCCATGTCGCCGTAGATGGAGAACCCGGAGACGCCTTCATACCGCTTAGAGAAGTCGCGGGCGGCGCTCATGCTTTCAAATTCGATGGGTTCCAGCGGGACACCGTTGATGTCCTTAAACCCGGTGTTGTCTTTCTTGCTGCGTAGATAGTACGTTGGTTTGTAAGGGATTTTCTCCACTACAGGCTTGCCGTCTGCTAGCCGGTAGCCGCGCACTAACAGGTTATCCCCACGGCGCGCAACGTTGGTGTAGAACCATTCAGTAGGTTTCAAAATCATACAACTTTCAAGAGGGTTTCTTTGGCAAGCTTAAAAGGAAAAGAGAACACAAAGCGATGCCGTACTTTGTGTTCTCTGTTCGTATACACAGTTTGTTTAGACTGACACACTGTTGCGAAAATGTCAAGGGTTATTTCTGAATTACCTTCAGAATATCCGTGTCCGTGAGTTTGATTCCCTTGTCACAGAGAATTTCAAATTCATCTAACGCGTCTTGTTTCGTCAGTTCATCAAAGTCGCCAAGCATACCCATGTTGTCGAAAAACAACACGAAACTATACACGTTGACAATCACTTTGGGGTCTGGAATGCGCTTCTTGAAGACAACACCAACGCCGTCTTTAGTTGCTGTTCTCTTCTTTGCGTCGGTAACAAACCGTTCAGCTAGTTTTTGGTTGTCCGTCCATGAACTAGGCGCGGACAGTTCAAGCGGCTTGCCGTTCTGAATGGAAACCACCGTCCCAGCGTCTAGAACCATGCCGCGAAAGAAAGTCCCGCCTTTTCGGAAATTGTCTGGAATTCCCTTGACATTCTTTTTGATTTCAAGAGCGTATTTCTTGTCGTTCTTGAAAACGTAGTTCTCAATCGCTTTAGTTGCTTTGGCTAACAGTACAGGGTCGATTTTCACGCAAGTCGTTCCCTGTACTGTTCCGTTACGTCAATAACAAATTGATCCTTGACCTTCTCGTATTCAGGCAGATCGTCAAACGGCACCATGCTTGGATGTGTCTTTGCGGCATCATCAAACTCAGGACCGTACGTCCATCCGTCTTTCCGCTTGACTTCCATCCAAAGATCATGCATGGCTTCTGGCGTCATTTTGTCGGGACGCGAAAGGCAAGTGTTGACAACCTCAATCGAAAGGTTCTGTTGAACTTCGTCCAAGTCGTCCCACGGCGGAAAATAGAACTTGCCGTTGGACTCGCACCACGCGCGGAGGGATTCGTGTACCTCCCGCGCGATAGCGACGTTTAAGACTTCTTTACGTGTTCGTTGTTGCTTGAAATAGTCGCAAAAGGTCTGCACTGTGTTACCACCTGTCGGTTTCGTGGATCGCCACCAGCACCGGGAAGCGCGGGATACCGGCTGGCGTCGGCGTGAAGTAACGCACGGTGGCGTCTTTGCCAATCAGCGCAGCTTTCCGCTTCAGCATATCAATTCGGTGCGCGTTCGTGCCCTTCGGCGTAGCCTTGAACGTGGTCTTACCATCGGGGAGAAGACAGACCACCGCGCCAGCCATACCAGAACGGTTCCCTTCGCCTTCAAGAATGTCAAGCACTTTGAATTCGCTGTCCAGAAATTCCTTCCGCTTCAGAAGGTCTTTCGTGCGCTTGTTCTGGTACTTCGACTTGCCGTTGCGGAGCATCTGACCTTCTAGACCAGCTTCCATGTACGCGGCATAGAGGCTATCCATATGCTCTTGCGACGAAACAAGCGTCGTTTCCACACAGACAAGAACGTCCGTGTCCAGCTTGTCAACAGCATTCTTGAGAATGCGATAGCGTTCTTCAAAGGTGTTGTCGGGAAACGCCGGAAAGTCGTACATGTGATACTGTAGCGTTTCGCGCGACTTCTGTAGGTCCGCCGCCGTTGGCTTCGCTTTCTTCGCGATAGAGACAAGTTCATTGAAATTGTCAGCTAGGCGGTCGGTGTAGATTTCGCCGTCAAACACGGCGTCTTCACCAAACTGTGCGAACAGCGGTTGCAGCGCTTCAATGATGTGCGGGCAAGTGGGAATTGGCTTGCCTTGGCGGGTCCACATGCCGTCTTTCTTCACCACGGCGCGGATACCGTCTAGCTTGCCTTGGCTGTACCACGTACCGTTAAAGAAGTTAACGGAGTCACGATAGTCGTCAAACGACTTCGCGAGCATTGGCTTAAAATATCCGTTATCGCTGTTGTCGATAACGTCAACGGTGCGCGAATAGCCGCCTTGGTTCAGCTTCTTGGTGTAGTTCGATTCCACTTCGGACGCACACTGTTGTTGTGCGGTGGTTTCGTTCGCGCGCCCAACGTTCTTGGGCTTGCACACCGTCCACTCTGACGTAACTAGCTTGCCGTCAAGCTGTCCGCTGATCGTACGATAGCTGTCACCAGCATCGTTGATTTCTTGGCGCCACGTCTGCACCGCTCCGGTGTTCGTGCGCTTGTAGAGAATGTCAAGAAGCATGTTATGCCGTTCTCCAATCGGTTGCGTTGCGGTCTTCCACGGTAGACAGATATCCTACGCCGTCAATACCTGATAGGAAATACCAAATGTCACACCATTCATCCACCTCAATACCAAGCGAAACCACGTTCGGGGTTTCCCAACCATCGCGCCAAGCAACACGATAGCCGCTCATTACTTGTTCTATGGCTTCCTTGAATGTCATACAACTACCCAATCGTTCGCTTCTGCGTCTTCTTTTGACATGAGATACTGACCAGCGGTGCCGTCAGGATAGAAACGCAACAGTAGCGGAAGAAGCTTATCGTTGTCAACAAACTGAACGGTGTATTGACCGGGATAGACAGCGATGATATAGGTTGACAGTCCCCACGCGGGACGGTGCGCGCACGCGCCTTTCAGCGCGTAATCAATCGCTTGTGTGATAGTGAGATTTGTGATTTCGTTTACAGCGTCACTCATTAGCCGATTTCGCCGGGGTGAGTGTGGCTAATACCATTACCGGACGTGACTAGCTGAAGACCAGCCTTCTTCGGCGTCAGAATTGGACTTGCCTTGACGCGACCGGAACCGTAGTTGTCATAATAGCTTTTCGCAAAGCGTTCGTCAGCAACAGTCTGGTACATGACGTGCATCTTCTGAATCGGGAATGTGCGCGAGGCGCCTTCAGCGGGATTCAGATACGGCATGAAAGGAATAAGTGCAACGCCGGTCTGTTGCGTAAGGATCATACACGGATTGATTAGCGTGTACTCAAGCGCAAACTGTTGTTCGCCTTCCATGACTTCGGTGATGATTTCTTCACCGGATACCAGCTTCATAATACGGATAGTGTTTTGGATGGTTGCTTTTGGATGTGTCATGATGTCTTTTGGATAGTGTTGGATGGGGTCGGCTGTGTTCGGAATCGAACCGTTCACCGGGCGGCATTAGCCCTGTACCTGTCGTCGTGCCCTTCGACACCACAGCCGATTTCTTTTTTAGATTACAATTACAGTTGGTGGAGCGAAGCCGTTAAAGGCAACGGTGGCATAAGTGCTGAAGTAACAACCTGTGTTCAGGAAATATAACCTGTCGCCTTCTTTCAGATTAACCGGAAGACGCGGCTGGTGCTTCTGATACATTGCATCCATTGAATCACAGCTTGGACCGGCGACTTTGTATGATACCAGTTCATTGCTTGGATTGTCAATGCTTGTTTCAATTGGATACTTAATTGCTTCTTCTACGGTTTCCACGAACCCGGAAAACACACCAGCGTCAAGGGTTAGCCAACGTTGGTTTGAGACACGCGAAGCGCTGTTTAGAACAACTTCCGTGACCACCACGCCAGCGTTTGCGGCGAGTGCGCGACCGGGTTCGAACATAATCCTTAGTGGCGTGTGATACCCGAAAAGGTCAATCAGCGCCTTTGAGATTGTGTAAGAGTATACACTGAGCCAATTGCCGTTGTCAACCGAAAAAGCCGGGAAGCCACCACCTATGTTGATAACACTGAATGGGATTTTAAGGTCTTTGCAGTGAGAATAAACCCACTGAACGCTTTCCAGCGCCCGCACCCACGCGAGCGGGTCTTTTTGGTTTGAACCGACATGGAACGAGCAACCAAGAGAAGTCAAGCCTTTCTTGTGTGCTTCGCTGAGAATTTGCAGCGCGACGGAACCGTTGGTGCCAAACTTCCGACCAAGCGCCCAATCGGCGCCTTTGCCGTCTGTCTCTAATCGCGCATAAACACCGACTTCTGCACTCTTGGTGCCAAGGTGTCGTTTTGCTTCAAGAGCAATCTTTTCTAGTTCTTCAAGGCTGTCAACCGCAAAGGTTCGCACGCCCTTCTTTATGGCATAGCCAATGTCAGCGGACTTCTTGACAGTGTTGCCATAAGAAATTCGTTTCTTGTTGATGAAACGATCAACGGCAATCACGTCTTTGATTTCTTGAACACTGGCAACGTCAAAGGAACACCCTAGGTCAACTAGTTCGCTGAGAAAGGTCGGGTGTGGATTTGCTTTGACGGCATAGAAGATTTCGGGAACATGATAAGGACTCATAGTCGTCTTAAACTGTTCCACGAAATCAATGTAGTTCTGTCGAATAATGCTTGGGTCCAGAACTAGAAAAGGTGTCTGTTGCGAAGCTAACGATTTGGCATGTGATTTGAGACGGTCGGTGTAATCATTCACTGTTGTTGATTCCCTAGGACGTAATGAAAGGTTGGTACGTCTGACTCTTTGTGCAGTTGATTTAGTACCGATAATTTCATGCCGTCAACTAGGTCAGAAAGAGTGTTACACTTTCGAAGGTTAAAGTAGTATTTGCGCTGTTCAGTCGGGACTTCCGCTTGAACCTTCAGCGCAAAAGCCTTTTGATCCAAAGACCGGGTTTCTTCACAGAAGTCAAATACTTTTTGTGAGAACGCTAAAAGATTTGTGTTGACTTGATCGGCTAGCGCTTCCATGCGTTCCCGGTTGAAATCGGTTAGCAGAGGCAGGAAATCGTCTAGCGCGTCTTGAAGAATCAGCTTGACAGCATCTAGTAAGTGCCCGGTGAACATACCGGAGTTGGCGCGGTGTAGTTCGCTGTAACGGGTTGCCTTCAGCTTACCTTTTTGCACAACGCGCCCGGTGTGGTTCAGGACGTTATACACAAACCCTTCGGCGTCTTGTAGTTCACGCGCAATCGTAATGAAACGGTTAAAGTCGGCGCCGTTCACGCGCGCAATCTTCTTGACAAGCGGAATGTTGTAGTAGTGTGCTAACTGTTCTAACAGTTCATAGTGAAGATATTCGCCTGTCACGTTGTGTCGCGCGGCGGTTAGAACAAGGTTTGGTTCGGTGTGTTGCAGCACGATTGGCTTGGCGGGGTTCAGCCATTCGAACAGAAGGGTACACTGTTCGTACTCGTGACTAACCGCCGCAATGTATCGCTTGCTTGCATCGCACTCAGTCGCAAGCCAACGGTCGCAATCACTCGCGACTTCGCTGAAGCCTTTCTTTGTGACCGGCACAAAGTGCCCTAGGGACTTGTGCCACACAAACGAAATCATAGAACCGTCTAGCTTGTCAAGGAATTCTACATCCCACCAAGCCGGGTCATTCAGCGGCTTGCGCGCAATCAGTTTCGGGCTTTCACGGAATGTCAAGAGACATTCGTGTGGTTTTTCGCCGTGATTGAAGAATTTTTGGAAGTTGCGCGAGACGACACGCCCGGTGTGTAGATCGTACTTGATCCCGCGCATTTCGCGTAGTAGCGCCCAATTGTCGTCTTTGTCGGCGCCGGGAAACGTTTCGGGTGAATTATAGAGGTAACAGAGAACACCAAAACCCGCCGCTGGAAACTCTTTCTTCGCGAACGTTGGATAGTTTGGAAGAATATCTAAGAGCGGGTCAACTGTTTCGAGAATTGGATAGTTGTTCATAAGTTCTCACATAACAACAGAGACGGTAATACACAAAAACACGAACGCATAGCGCCCGCGTATCATCATCATTTCTTGTACGGACAGTGCGGAGAAATCCATTTCTTTGCCGCACTTGCGTAGAATAAATTCGCCAACCGCAATCATTTCAGCGATAGCGAACACGAACAGGAATAAGCCGGGTGTCATAGGCTCACTTTAATTGATTTCACGATCATCCACGGATAGATGAAAATGGTTGCAATCGTCTGAACTAGCGTGTCCCACGTTCCACACCCTTCCTGTTGCGCGAGGGTCCAAGTGCTACCCGCGAAGAACATTCCAGCGATGAAATACAGTTCAATGAACAAACGAAGCGTCATGGCGCGGAACTCCCTCTATCTTCTTTTGAGAATGATAGAATGGATTCCGCGCTATGTCAACCCCTAACCAGATGAATGCGGTTCTTTCTCACGTAACCGTACCATTCTTCGTTCGCGACGTAGACGCGTTGATCCATGCGCCCTTTCTGGTATTGCGAAAGGCATACGTGGGTTTCACCGACGCTTCGCACCCGCGCACAGACACGGGGACCGCGCCAAAACTGTTCGGCTTGTGGCGGCGTATCGCGCGTGCGGAAGTGATGATACCAGTAATAAGACCACTGGTGCAGCTTGGCAAACAAGATACACCCAAATGCGAACACAAACGCGAGAATGGTGATAGCGGCAACGATTTCTTCTAGTAAGATTCTCATACAACGTAACCCTTGATATACATGTGATTCTTGTTCACGAAATCTTCCCACTTGTCAACAGAAACACCATTGAAAATCGGCGTTTCAAAGAAAGAGTGTTCGTACCAACCAATGAAATTGTTATCGGCGTAGGACACACGGAAAGTGCCAGCGCGACCTTTCCAGACTTGACCAACTTGCGGAGCGACCTTTGCGGAGTGGCGGTGCAACCAACCGCCACGAATGTTATACAACACCCAACAAACAGCCACGCACGCGCCAATGAAGGGAAGCCAAAATGTCAAGAGGTTCATTGATTGTCCCTCAGAAAGCCGCGCCGTCGCGCGTGTCGCGGAGGAAGTTGAAACCACCAAGAACGTCTAGGGTTCCGGTCATGTTCGCGACGTTGCACATTGCAAGGCAGTCGGAACACGGGAACGCTTCGCTACAGGCTGGATTGTCGTCGCCACAGTACGAGGCTAAGATAAGAACGCGGTAGTTTTCGCGGTAGTATATGTTCATGGTTGCTTCTTCCACAGAGACTTTAGCGCTTGTGTAATTTCGCCGTTCCTGCCCACAGTGTCAACCCGAATTTGGTCAAGTTCTTCTTTTGTCTCAGCGCGGGCGATAGCGGCTAGAATGTCTGCTTTGTAGAAGTCAAGAAGCGCTTTGAATTCTTCGGCGGTGTAACGGAACTCTTCGGGTTCTGCGTCACCACCGTACAGTTTGGTAAGGCGCCCATCATTCGTGTAGATTTTGGTTTCCACAAGCATTTTGCGTGCATAGCCGGGTTCTGTCTTGACGCGCCGGTTTGCTTGCTTGATAGCCGCCAGTGTTTCGTCAAATTGTTGTTTGTTCATTGTCGCCGTATCTCAAATTCAGTTCCGAAAGCAAGTATCACACGCTTTGCGTCTTCTGTCAATGCCGGTAAGCCTGTCACTAAACGATTTCCTTGAAACACCCCGTACGGAAATTCGAATGCTTCCAACTGAATCGCAGCTACGGGATTTTCCAGACCTAACGATAACGCTATTGACTTCCAGCGGGGACCATGATCGGAGACACCGCGTTCCATGAATTCAAGCGCGTGCGCGATTTCATGAATGACAATCTCACGAAGGCGTTTCACAGATAACCGGACGAACGCAAGACTGAATTCGATTTTCTTTCGGTACGCTGTGCCGTGCTTGTTCACAGCATAGACACAGCGCGCCAGAAAGCCGGGGTTGGCGACAAACGAGAATTCCCAATCTTCAAGACCGTGTTTTCTCATTAAGTCAAGCGCAAATTGCTTGACCCTAGAAAATGTTGACATTCTTAGAGAATGATCCAATCCCGTTGCGGATCGTACTGGTACGCTTCGATGTATCCAAACGAATCTACGGTATCAAAGTCGCCGTACACGAATTCATCCATACACCCGCCGTCTTCGCCGTACGAAGGATGAAACGACAAGTAGTTTGCCAACGCGTAGGTGCGCGAACCGTCAGCGTGGAAGAATTCAATGTATTCTGAATAGCCGTGGTCACTGTCGCGGAACGCCATGCCACTAAGCTTGTCCCGCGCCCAACCTTCTACGTCAGTGATGTCTTCACCAAAGCGAACGATCTTTGGCGTTCCACCCATTCTATAGTGCGTCACACTCATAACGATCTTTCCAGAAATGCTTAATGGCGGCTTCGGTCAGACGCACGGTCCAGTTCTGTCCACAGAGAACGTCACGGCGTTCGTCAAACTCTGATTTGGTGTCCACACATAACACGCCCGCGTCAATCAGATTTTGTAGTTCGGAACGAAAATACCAGTTGTCACAGAAGTTGGACGCGAGCGAGAAGAATTCACCGTCATGATAGTCAAGATCGCACACATATGAATTCATGCCTTTTAGGATGTATGCGCTTCGTGTGTTGATTTTTGGTTTTTGATTTGGTGATAACACTACACAGGTTCCTTACCAAATCGGCTTCGGTACACTTCTTCGTGTACCCACTGTTTGATGTCCGCGTTGGGAACGGGCTTGCCAGCGGCAATTAGACGTAGCCGCTCTTTCATTTCTTCGTGGGTCGCAACGCCCACCTTATGCTCATGATCCACGTACATTTCTACTCTGCTTTCAGTTCATATCCAGCGTCTAGATAATACTCGCGAATCAGGTTTCGCGCAACATAATCATTCTTTTCGTTGTATAGATCGGAGTCTACGACTTTCGGGAAAAACGTGTTCAGGAACGCTTGACCAAGACGAAGACCGTTGCGGTTCTTGTAGTAGGCATCTTCCCAACGGGAATATGTGGCGTATGCGTCGTTCACTGTACGGGCTTTCTGTGAAGCTTGGCGGCGCGCAACAAGCGCCCAAGGAACTTGCTGTAGGTGTCACACAGACCGGGTTCCCAAGCATTCAGGGTTCCATCCGGGTTATGCGAAAGCTTCTTTCCCTTAAACCAAAATTCGATTTGGTCAGCGGGAATTTTACCTTCCGCCACCAGAACGCGCGCGGCGTGGAACATAAGTTCCGATCCAACGGAAACAAACTTGCGGTTCGCGAACGCGTCAAGCACCCAAGCTTCGGCGGCGAAGTCGGGCACACACTCGCCGTTCTCGCCGTCATATTCAATCGTTAGCATGTCTTATGCTCCCCGCATGTATTTCCGAATTCGTACCACAAAGATTGCGGGTTGTCCACAGTCTACGCGGAGTTTGTTCATTTTGTCGCACGCTTTCTGTGCGGCGCTCTCGTAACAGTAAGACCCAACCGCATCCACAACGCGATATATGTTCTCCGCGTTCCACTCAATGACACAGAAGTTCTTTTCTTTCTGCACTGACTTACGTTCCCTTGATTAGCGGCTTGATCGTTGACCACTTCGGGTATTCCCACCCTCGCCGCGTTTCCTTGACAACCACGTACGGGCGCGGGACCACCCCGACCAACAGATAGAACGTGTTGTCAGAGTTTCCTAGCGTCTGGTGGATCGTCGCGGGCTTCACAGCGTATCCAGCGGCAATGATCCGCTCAACGTCTTCGCGGGTTGCTTTGACTTCGCGGCGGCTTGGCATGTCTCACCACTCGTAACCAAGCGCTTCGAACCAATCACGAACGCTCTTGTTGATGTTGAAGGTGTCCGTGCAAGCAATGCTCATGTACGCGACTCTCCAAAACTCAGCGCTGAAGTGTTCAACGTCTTCGGTTTCGCTGGCGTTCAGAAGCGCGGACTCAAGCGCGTATCCCTGCTCCGAAAAGAACTCAAGCTTTTCGGCTTCCGCTTGAAACTTCTTGAATTCCGCTTCGTAGTTCTTCGTCTTCATGGCGTTCCTCTTACCGGTTTTTGAGCGTCAGCGCAAGCGACTTCTTGCATTGCGCGAGCGTCCCAACACGGCGGCTCAGTCCAGTTTTAGTGTTCCGAATTCCGTAGACGTTACCACCAAGACCGGACATCCCGACACTACCGTTGAAGATTACCCATTCGGTCTTTTCACCGTTCCAGTACACTTCAAAGAACCCGGTCACGATTTTCTGTGTCGTAAGCATCGGTTCGGTCCCTTCTGTCTCTGCCTCTCTGAAAACAGAATATCGAAAAGAAGGGACCGACTCAAACCCTAAAAACGCATAGCAGCTATGCGTTTAGACCTTGACCACGAAGCCTAGGGCTTGCAGCGTGAAGAACCAAGAGGCGAGCGCAATAACGATTAGCGGCACCACGAACAGGATGAACGAAGATTTGTTGTTCGGCTTGGCGATGAACACGACGAACGTGGTGTATACGGCGGTAAACAGATAGTAGGCTGTTAAGAGATTGATTTCCATTTTACTTTTAGCTTTCTGAGTGATGTTAAATGGTGGGCTTCGGCTGGCGTCGTTCGCGCGTCACGGTGAAATACAGGTCAACCATTTCACCGTAGGTCAACGTGTCTTCATATCGCACATCGGCTTCCATGTCTTCCCAATTCAGACGAAAACCAACAGGAAGTTCCGCGAACCGGGGAACAAGGTCAAACCCGATAAGCTGTGCGACAATCGGCGCGTTGGTGTCGCGGGCGGTCGGTGGCGTCTCAACAGGCTTCAGGTTCGTCTTCTTGTACTCTTCAAAGTCGTCACCCTTCACCGGCAGCGGCGCACCGTTGTTCAGCGCGTACAGCGAAAGGCGGGTGGTTCCGGTGTTTGTCTGAACTTCAAGATAACCACGGACGGCAATGACGTTCATGATCTTGTTCGGGTACTTTCCGGTATACATTGCGGTGCTTCCTTTCTCTTTCGCGTGGAGTGGTCACTTACCGTAGTTCACACGGAACCACAGTCCACCGTGCATTTCTTCGTCGGAAGTGAACACCACAGTCTTGAACCCGGCACGCTTCAGGTCAAGCGGCATGTTCTTGTCACCGTAACGCTTGGCTTGGGCAAGCGTCATGGGCGTATCAAGAGTGGACAGCCCAACCTTCACAATGCGCTTGGTCATGATCGCTTCTCCGTTCAGGCGCGCATCGCGTCAGCGAGCGAAACACCCATCGCGAAACGGGCGGCGGGCAGCGTGTCGAAGCGACCGATGGTCTTGACCGCTTTGCGGGTGTCACCGCACCCACGGGCGAACACAAAGAACTTCTCAGCGCGACCAACCTGAACCTTGTTGATGAAGCGCGAACCGCGCGTCTCAACCGTCACACCAAGAAGACCGGTGGCAGTGGCAGTCTTGTTCGTCATGATCGTTTTCCCTCTTTTGTCTGTTGGGTTCCGTGTCTCTCTGATACGAAGATAGCCATTTTACCGGTCTGTGTCGAACTCTAAAAACGCATATCAGCTATGCGTCACGGTGTTCTTCAAACCACTGGCGTTCTTCGGTCCAGTTGATTTGATAACGCTCGTATTCTTGATAACAGAAATCTTCGAAGGTCTGTCCGCGCCTACCAAGGTCTTCGTACGTTTCCTGAAGCATGGCGTCGTTTTCTTCAAGCCATTCTGTGTAAGAAAGACACTGTTCGTAGTTCATTTCTTCTGACCTTTCTTGTAAGCGGCTTGGTATTGCGCTTCAACGTCACGTATTTTTGTTGCAACGTAGTCTTCGCGAGCAAGTTCAAGCGCACGAATCTGTTCGGCAAAGTCACGCTTAAAATCCGTGTGTGCCTGTAATCGGGCTTTCTTCACGGCTTCTTCAAGTTCAAAGACTTCTTTTGGTGTGCATCTATGGCAATGACCGTAGCCAATGCCATAGTCCGCGCCACAGTCTGTGCAGTCGTAGTGCGCCATTTTCTGTTAGCGCTTCTTGTTGGTTGGCGTGATGAACGTGTCAAGTAGCATCATGAAAATGACGCCTAGCAGATTGATCGCAAGCACGCGACCAACAGTGAAATCGCCACCACCCGTTACCGCGTAGTAGACCAGAAAGACAATCCAAGGCAGAAGTAGCGTGGAGAATACTAGGGCGCCTTTGATTGCGTCAAATGTTTTGTGTGTCATTGTTTTGTGTTCCAGATGAAATTTGTTTTACCGCGAAGCACCAGACCAAGTGACGCCGTACTTCGCCGCTAGCTTCGGGAAGTTCTTAATCACATATTCATCTAGTTCGCGCTTGCGCATGGCGCGACCACCACAGTAACGCGCGACAATCTCAGGAAGATTGAGACACGGACTGTCAACAGCCGGTTCGTCCGACGCGGGATTACTGAACAACCAAACCGCTTTACCAGCGCGAATGATTTCGCTTGCGGTGTCGTAGGACACGAGCGCGATGGTGTGATAGTCGGTACTCCCACAATCCGCATAGCGGAGTTGTAGGGCATACTCTTTGCTCTTGTCTTTGTCGCCTGAAGGGCGCAGCACTAAGTCAACCATTTTCTTTTCCTGTCAAGAGTAGCCGCGCTGTCCCTTCAAGGATTTCGTGGGTTGCGCCGCAATCACAGTTATGTACTAAGTCTATGTTCCAGTGTGCGAAAACGTAAGGGGTAAATTTGTGATATGTGCCGCATTGCGCGCACACAAAACCTTTTTCGGTGTCGTCTGACATTCTTGTCACTTCCGGTGGCGGAAACTGATTTTGGAATCAAAGCCACGCTTTTCCAGCTTGACTTTATCCGAAATCTGAATCATGGGGTTCTCAGGAAAGGCGATAGACCCAAACCACTGATCCAGCCGTTGATACGCGCTGAAGGCGTCAACCGCGCGATAGAAGTTGATCGCGGAAAGGGTGGCGGGGTTCTTGACGGCGCCGCTTCCGGCAGTCGTCTTGCCATAGTAGTTGGTTTGTGGTTCGCAAACCACAATCGGCGTGCGGTCGTCAACCATCTTTTGCTGTGCTGCGTCTGGAATGCGTCGGGGCGCAAAATACATGTCGAGCGGATAGCGTGCGCCGTCAAACTTTGCGCGAACGTCAAGCTTTTCTTTTGCTACACACTTAACAATCGACTCAAACGCTTCCGCGCTCCAAAAGCCTTCGGAAAAACTGTTGTACGGATCAAGGCTATAAGAAAGCTGAAC